TTGTTCATCCGATTTTTCATTTTTATCAGTCAGTAGCAACAGGATGAATACCACGATAAAGATTGCCACTAAGCCAAGCAATTGGCTTGATAAGGTTGGTTCTGTCATTTTGTTCTCCTTACGCTCTTAATTTTCGTACTTGTTTTTCTAATTCCAAAATTTCATAAACATCATTGACATCGTACATAGTATCTTTTCCCTGCTTACGAAATCTCAATCCTCTACGTTCTAACTGCTTCACATATCCATGCGTAAAGCCGAACTTCTTCATCAAAGCTTGTTGATTGATTGGCATGCGATCATTCTCTAACTTCTCCTTGACCTGTTTTTCAGCAAAGGCCAATAATTGATTCGTGAACAATTCAGCACTTTCGCCGTCCAATCGTAATTGTAACGTTATTCCTTCCATTTTCTACATCCTCTCAACTATGCGGGCAAGCATTTTTGTGATATAATGGTTTTAATTATTTAAGTATGCGCCTGATTGCTGTCAGGTGCTTTTTTGTTTTTAAATAACCACGTTTCGTGGTCTTGGATCTGAAAAAATTTCACCAATATCTTTTTCTAGAATATCGGCGATAATAAACATTTCGTCTGATTTAAAAGCGCTCTGTCCCTTCTCTTTCTGACGATATGCCGTTTCAGAAATTCCAAGTTTTTGAGCTAATTCTTTCTGTGTAATGCCTTTTTCTTTTCTTAGTTGATACAAATAAATTTGCACGTTCCTACCTCCTTATCTTAATTCATCTGAACTCTCAAAATAGCATTATCTAATTCCTGCTTAGAGCTTTCTTGCTTATTTTGGGTTTTGGCAATAAAGTCTGAGTAAGCATCTTTCCAAGCCTTGACTATTGCTGTAGTTGAGGCTTTTATTTTCCCGCTATATGGATACCGTCTTGGTCTCATTTCCTCACCCCCTTTCAAATGTGGTATAATCAAAATAAAATGATTGGAGAAATTTTATGGATTCTAGTAAACTATTCTGCTTGTTTTGCGGTTGCTCTGTTCCAAACCACTACGATACATTCCGAGAAGAAGAACACTACTTTTGGATTCGTCGTCCACATGTTAATGTTGAGGAAAATTTGAACGACAAAATAACAATACAAACAATGAATTGTCCAAATTGTCATAAAGTTTCGATTGATATAGTGGGCGTTGGTAGTCAATTTCCAAATCGTATTATGCACTTCAACCCTATTTCACTCGCAAAAGTCTATCCAGACTACATCCCACAGGCTATCAGAAGTGATTATGAAGAAGCTCACGCTATCTTAAATCTCAGCCCAAAAGCTTCTGCCACCCTCTCTAGACGTTGTCTACAAGGAATGATTAGGGATTTTTGGGGGATTTCGAAAGCAAGATTAGTAGATGAGATAGACGCTTTGAAAGATCTTGTTGACCCAAGTACTAAAAAGGTACTTGATGCCCTACGAAAACTTGGAAACATTGGCGCCCATCCAGAAAAAGATGTAAATCTTATAGTGGATATCGAACCCAACGAGGCTTACATGTTACTGAAATTTATAGAATTACTTATGCAAAAATGGTATATTGAACGCCATGACAACGAGCAATTACTACAAGATATTTTAGATTTGGACAAAGATAAACAAGATCAACGCAAACCTAAAAATTCTTGATAATGCGGAGAGCAAGGATCTAATTCAAATATTAGATTGCCGTCCATATTATAATACTGTTCTACAACCCTAATGCCATCCGTCTCGGTTCCTTCGCCTCTCAAAATTGAAAGGTGGATAACTTTTTCAACCTTCAATTCATCAGGTCTACCACGTCTATCGTGGTATTTTTCTTTTTGCCCTGACATCTTTTTGCTCCTTTCTCTTTTTTGCTCTATGAGCAACAGCCTGCCAGGGAGTCGAACCCTGGTGCTACCAATCAGGCTACATTCATTTTATCCATCATTCCTGCGAATGCTGCATCAAAGCGAATGTCATCGATTTCGTCTTGAGTGAAACCAGCATCAAGAAGGTAACGCTCTTGACGTTCGATCTCTTCCGCCAACTCTGTCCATCCGAAAGCGAACTGACGGCAGTTGTTCCAGAACGATTCAAGCTGACCGTAGAGGAAGCCTTCTTCGTATGTGTTTTGAAGCAAGGTTTCTGCAACCACTGCTTTGAAGATGTTGATGGCTTTATCGTTTAATGTGTTCATGATGTTTCCCTCCGATTTGTTTTTTTGTTATTTTCTTAAGCTTGATTTAATTATAGCACACGTTTCGTGGGCTGTCAACAATTTTTTTACGAAAAAGTAAAAAAAGTTTTCTTTTCGTGGGTTTTGTGTTATACTTTACTTATAGAAAAATAAAAAGGACTCAATCATGAATAAAGAAGAAATTGCCATTGTAATAGGCGAAAATATAAAGCAATATAGGCTTCAAAATGGTTGGACTCAACAAGAATTAGGGACTAAGATAGGGATAAGTAAAAATGCTATCGGGAATTATGAGAAAGGTTTTAGATCTCCTAAAAAGGATACAATGTTTGACTTGGCGAATGCTTTTAACATTTCGATTGATGACCTTTTCCCTCCGATTCAAAAAGACTCTTCTTCTCCCACTTCCTCCATCCAAACCATCTACGATGAACTAAACTCTACAAGACAAGTAAAAGTCCTGAATTATGCAAAGAGGCAACTTAACGAGCAGAAAAACGAAGAAGAAACGAAGGAAAACGAAGTATCAGAAGTCATTCAGCTCTACAGTTACGACTACTACGACCACCCAGCTTCTGCAGGTACAGGCCAGTATTTGAACGATGTACGAGTGGAGCGGATTGAGTTGCCAGTAGATATCGATGCCGACTTCGTCATTCCAATCAAAGGGGACTCCATGGAGCCTGACTATCACGACGGCGACCTGGTATTCATTCAGACCAGCGTGGACTTAAATAACGGTGTTATCGGAGTGTTCAACTACAACGGTGATGCTTATATCAAGCAGCTTGTCATCGACAAAGAACAGGCATACCTACATAGCTTGAACCCTGCGTACAAGGATATGCCAATCACACCAGAGACCGACTTCCGAATTATCGGCGAAGTCGTGGATTTGTATAGAGAGGGATAATATGAGTAGTGAGAGCAGACCAATGGAAGTGATTAAACACAACCTAGATTGTCAATGTCATAGACGAAGAGAATGGATTAGGGTCAATGATAAGTGGCATGCTATCGAGTTTTCGGTAGACGATCCAAACGAACCTCCTATGACCGAAGAAGAAAAAGTCAACGTAGCCTTAATTATTCAACAACACTTATCAAAAAAATCCGAATAACAAAAAACTCTATAAAGACGCTCTGAAGAGACTTGACGTCCCTACAGAGTTTGATTACTTAAATACTACAATCTAAAAACCATGACAAGTGAGATCATGGTTAAAGAGGAATGCTTAGCATTGTTGGAATGAAAGGAAACTTATATGTCTTACTCATATGTTGCTTTAGATGTTGAAACTGCGAATGACTTTCGCGGTAGTGTTTGTTCTATCGGATTAGTAAAATTTAAAGATGGAAATATTGTTGATACATTTTACACTTTAATCAATCCAGAAGAAGAGTTTGATGATTTCAATATTTTCATCCATGGCATTACTCCTGAAGATGTTCTTGATTCACCTACATTCCCAGAAGTAAGGAAGTCCATTGTTGATTTTATTGGTTCTGATATAGTTGTAGCCCACTTTGCACAGTTCGATATGGGAGCCCTTAAAGATGTATACCAAAAATACGAACTGGATTTTGATAACATAGAATACATTTGTTCATATCGATTAGCCAAGGTCGCTTTACCTGGACAATTGAATTACAAACTAAAAAGACTGGCTAAAAATTTGAATATTGAGCTAGACCACCACAACGCTTTATCAGATGCACGAGCAAGCGGATTGATTTTAGAATATCTACTATCTACTAATTCATTTTCCGACCTCAACGCTTTTTTAAAAGAATTTAGATACAATAAAACTGGCTTACTTGGTCAGTATGGATTTAAAAGGAAAAAAAGTTATCAATACAAGGAAAACCTTATCTATCAGCCAACAGAAGAAGAAAAAGCAGCAATGGATCCAGACCATTACTTTTACGGTTTATACTTTTGCTTTACTGGGAAACTCGAGCGAATGACTAGAAAAGAAGCTAACAAAGCTGCTGCGTTAGTTGGTGGCATTCCTGAAAAAGGAGTGACCAAACACACTAATATCTTAGTTGTAGGAGAACAAGATTGGAGAGTAGTCGGCACAGATGGGTTAAGTAGTAAAATGAAAAAAGCACAAACATTGTTAGAAAAAGGTCAAGATATTGAAATCATGACAGAAAATGATTTTATAAGATTGCTTGAGGAATAATTAACAAGAAATAAAAAATCCCCACACTCTCCGACGGCCATCTTTGAGTGTGAGGTTTCAACCTTCCATGTGACAAGCAATGGAAAGGATGATAAAAAAATACAACTATAGTTTATCATAAGTTCTACACCTTTTCAACTATGCGGGCAAGCAATCGAAAAGAAAGGACTTTTTATGATAAAAAAATACATTACA